TCATAATTTTTCCATGCATCCCACCTTGTCATACGTTTACCAGATTTTCTGTTGTTTTTATAACTTGGTAAGATTTTTCTGCGTCTAGTACTTCCACCATTCCCATCAAATGCAACTATAACCCTAGTAGGGTTAATTTCCCTTATGGAAAGTGCTAGGGATTTTAAAAAGCCCATTACACCCCCAATAGGTACTCCATTATCATTAAGCATTCCATTTACTGAAAAGTTTCTAAGATAAAGGTTCATCCCATCAATTATTAATACCCTTGAATTGGGATTTTTAGTATCTACTTGTTTAACATCATTTAATAGATCAAATATGGATTCTGCCATTATATTCCAGTTTCGTCGATTTGTACGTCAGGATCCATTGCTTGTTCATCTTCATGTTGATATTTCATAACATATGAATCACAAGTGTCTTTATACATTTGTTCTTTTACTTCTGGTCTTTCCTCACACAATTGTTGTAATTCTTTACCATAAAATGAAATAATTTCTCCTGTAGCTGTGTCTGTGTATTTACAAATAGGACCTGATTGTTTAACTACTTTGTAGTTTTTCATCAATTTTAACCATCCACCATAATCATCAATACCTTGTCTGTAATAGATGTTATATCTAACTTTTCGGTTTGGTGGTCCCATTCTGTTCTTAACAACTGCAACTTCTACTTCAGAACCAACAATTTCTTCTACACCGTTGATTTTTTCTTTGAGTTTACCTACTTGTTTAAGACGTAGTCTTACTGAAGCGTGGAATTGTAAGGCTTTACCCCCCGAAGTTGTAAATTGATCTGCAAAGGGCATTGCTCCTAATTTCTGTCTTAGTTGGTTTGTAAATACTAATAGTATTTTTTCTTTACCAATTAAGTTAGTAATTTTACGCATTGCCTTTGATAAAATGATTGCCTTTTGTGTGGCGTAACCATCTTTCTCAAAGTCGGCTGCTGATTCAATTTTGGTTGTTGCCGCTGCAACTGAATCTACTACAATTGTGACTAGTTTGTCTGGATTATTTTCTCTAACTTGTGAAATTACATTTTCAATTGCATCAAAAATGTCTTCTACTGTTTCGAGAGGAAGATAAACCATTTTTTCAACATCAACCCCAATTGCTTGTAGGAATTGTGCATTTAAAGAAGATTCAGTATCAATATATATTGCGATACCACCCTTCTTTTGGGTGTTAGCAATAATATGAGATGCTAATAGGGATTTACCACTCTGTTCTAATCCAGTTATCTCAACGATCTTGGACACTGGAAAACCACCATTAGGGCGATTTGAAATAGCCAAATCTAATACTGTGGATCCTGTGGACACCCAGTCGTTTACATCTGTTGGTGAGTCTTCACTACCATCTAGAAAATAAGCAACTTTATGGTGTGTCTTGCTAAACTTTTTGTTAAGTGATGCAGCAAGTAGTCCTGTTAGTTCATCTCTGTTCGATTCTGCTTTTTTCTTAGCCATTAATCAAAAAGATTATCTAATTTTTTATTGATGTCTACTTTACCTTTAGACTCTACTTTTTCGGTTTCTTTTCCACCATCTTCGTCAGCTGGCTTCAACCATCCTTGTAAAATATCTTTCATTTCATCAAATTCGTATCTTTTATACAAACCAATGATTTCTTTTTGTGTGTCTAAAAGTGACTCAACTGTAGATGCTTCTGCTTCTAAGGGTGTTTGATTAGGTTTAACACGAACTGTTGTTGTATTAAACATTTTACCAGTTTCTTTAGCTGGAATTACTTCAACTGTAATATCACGACCACTTGCAACATCTGTAATATCGCCATAATCTTCATCAGCCATTACACCAAGTAATTCTTGATAGACCATTTTACCAAATTCCCAAAAGCGAACACCTTTGTCTTCTTCACCACGAACATAAACGGGTGCGAAAACACGAAGTTTAGGAAATAATTTTTTCGCTAAATCCATGTTGGTTTGATCACCTGTTTTGCGCAATTTAGTGGCAAATTCTAAAATTGGGTCCGTTGTATCGAAATTAGACAATGCTAACATACGAGGTTTACCAATACCAAAGTAGAAATATAATTCACTAAATGGAAAGTCTTTGTTGTGCTTGTATGGTACAATACGCACTTGTGATTTTGTACCTTCTTTTGGCTTCCAGAAATTTGCAGCATAATCTGTTTTCTTACCACCACCTTTGTTGTTTAGGCTTGCTAAACGATTTTTGATTTCATCTAAATTCATAATTAGAATTTTTATTATTAAAA